CAAGAATATCCACAGATCCATCCTTGATCGCACTGGCGATATAATTGATTGACTGGAAACCGGCTGTTGCCTTGTCGTTGTCAAGAATTGAAGGTTTCCAGTCGGTAGCGATGGTCCCACGCTCTAACTGAAGGTCACAAACGGTTGCGGTACCACTGATAAGAAATATACCACTGCCATTGAAGGTGATCTTATGGGTATATCTCTGATAAGAGGATGTGAGAGGTTGAGAAACACTGAAAGAACCGCACGAAACAGACACAGACGTACCCTTTGCTTTGTAACTGATAACATAACTTTCTCCTTTAATCAATGATACGGACTGGGACAAACTACCGATTGCGGCAGAGTACCCGGAGCCGGCATCACTGTCCGCAGATACGGTAGCCACACCCGTCCAATATTCCAGTTGCTTGCTAAAAAGTTCGGTATCCGCCGATAGCTCGGTAGCGGCAGACAGATCCTCTGTTTCATAATCTCCGGTAAACCCGGAATTGCGCAACAGATTGACCGAGCCGACAGCCGCATTGTCTATCGCATCCTTGGCCTCTTGGGCAAGATCTGCGGCCGCCTGTATCTCATCCGGCAGACCTTCCATATTCTTCCATCCGGTGGAGCCTTTTTCGATGTGGAACATACCCTTGATATCAACACCTTTATCCTGAGTGTATTCCATGTAAGTGGTCCGGTCCTTGTCACCAATGTACGTATCTCCGTACACCTTCATCCGGGCCTTGCCGGTAGATTTGTCAAAATCAAAAGAAATAACGTCTTTCCCGGTCAAGGTAAAATCATTAATACCCTGATACATGATGATGGACGGAGAAACTTCGTTCACCGAAGAGAGAATTATCGCCGCCTGTCTGGTGATATCGGTCTTATGGCCTAATCCCACGATATCATCACCTGCCACCGGAACATCATTCTCGACATTAGGATCACACACGGTCTTGGACAGGTCTATATAATTCTCACCTACTGCTGTGACCAACCGCCAGTAATAGCGGTTGCCGACATGATGCGAAATGCCTGTCTTGATATTGCACTCCTGTGCGATGGCGAGAGATCCCGGAGTAAACTGGTTCTCTATCTCAATTCCGTCTTCCTCTTCCTTGAAATAACAACGGTAGACATCATCCAACTCATCCACACGGTTGCATTTCATGCCTGCATGGGAAATCACCTGCTCACCACCTACATACGTCTTCTTCTTTACTTCAAGCTCGTCAAAAACGGCTTTGACCTTGACATACAGATAATCAACAACAGCCTGTGACATACCGTTCTCAAGTACAGTAATTCCACTACCGTTCTTACCAATCAAAAGACCTTTTAAAAAATTGATCAGACCGTTGGCCGTGTCGTTATTTATCTTTGAGATAAAATAACGGGATATTCTGCCAAGAATATCTGACACGTTGAGAGAGACACCCATCCTCTCACCTATGATATCCCCGGCTATCTCTGTAATCGTACTTCTCAAAGCGGAAACATTGGCGGACAACTTATCTGTTAGCTCCACGGATATATCATACAGGCAATTTTTATCCGCCTTACAAGTAAATGAGTTCACATACATGAAGTATTCCTTATCATTATACTTTATGTATATACGCGAGTTCTCATTCAACAGACCAGCTAACATACTGTTTTCTGCAAGGAAGACACGTGAGAAACTTACGGAAAAAGAGAACTTTTCATCGTTGTTTTCAGACATATACTTTATCAACGCCTCATCTAATCTCTTCTCGGCGGCAAGCACAAGAGATTTCGGCATTTTAATACCTGTAATCACAAACTTATCCCCAACAGAAGGTTTATAGTTATTTGTGGCATTAGGCATAACAACCCCGAAAGTAGTATTGTCCTTTTTTACCGCAATCCAAACCTCATTTGTAGAAGTGTTTTGTTGGCTTTCTATATATTGGGATGTTTGTGAAGTAACCTTCTGTTCAAAATCTCCTGCTGGTAAGTTCCCGGAAGAATCCACCAATACAGGATTGAATGCCCTTCCCGGCTCATTGTCCTTATAGGTAACTCCTATTTCAAACTCGCAAGCAGCACAATTACCCGTAGTCATATTGATTACAGCCGTACCACCTTCCAAACCTTGTTCGAACAGGTTAAAACCGTAATCCCCATTATATATATGTAATTTTATGTAGAAATAAGAATGTACATACTCATCCGTGCCATTGAATATATTATTCCCTTCTCCTGTTCCGAGTTCGTCACTATCGTTATCATCAAAAGCAATATCCGCAATCTCACCAAATAACTGTCCCGAAGCGTTTGTTACATTTTCTATGGTAGGCTTTATATCGCTAAAATCTACCTTTATCTCTTTTACTTTCTTAGAAGAATATGTATTTTTGAAAAAATAGTAATCATTTGTACCGGGTATTTTATACGTATCGTTAAGTGCATTGTAGAATCTTTCCGCTCCATTTGTTTGTCTATAAATGGAAGGCATAAGGTTTTGCGTGCGTTCTATAGTACCTTTTTCATCATCATTCGGATAGTAGAAAGGTATGTTGTCAGAGCTACCAACACCAGTAACGCGATTGACGGTCTTATAATTGGCGTTTGTCTTTTTTATTGATACAAGCCCTTTCTTGTACTCGAAAGGAGTAGAAATTACATTCTCTGTATATCCTATGTGACAAACCTTACCTACAAAGTAATAAGGAAGTTCGTATATGGTATATATGGACTGTAACGCTTCTGCAAGGTATACGCTGTCAAGAGAAACAAGTTTGCTTTCAGAAGTAATATCTTCATCAATCACTATCGAATATCCGATACCCGATTTTGCCATTGAAGCGTTAAGGCGACCAACAAACTCGTTTATATCCCCCATGAACTTGACGGAAGTGGAATTGGAGTGATACGTGTCTTCCCCGGCTGTCACCACGTCCATGAAATATACGTTTTCCAGCACGATACGTTCTGAAACGAATTGAAGCTCATGCTTGTACATGATACTCTTGTTGTCCTTTGAGGATGTAGGCACTTGGTCAATATAATATTTTTCCCCCCTAAACTCAACAAACTCTTCTCCTGTCCATAGTTCGTCTAAGCATGAAGGATAGTTCAGTGTAGCGGTCAGTGTGGGAGTTCCTGCCATACGTTGTGCCGTATAGGTGTACTCACCTAATTTTGCAGGCATATCAGCATTCGGAAATTTTACTTTACTTCCTTGCGTATCAAGCTTTAAAATGTACAGACTTTCCTTTTCCATTTATTCTTTTACCACATCAATTTGTTCCGTAACTCCTTTGTCCTTTTTTTGCTGTTTCTCCAACAGCTTTTGAGCCTCTTCCTTCTCCTTTGCTATACGTTGTTCTTCATCGGGAACGGATTCGGTGTTTTTCTCAATGGCTGTTTTTGTGGAAAGAATGCCGGCTTGCTTCATTGAGATAAGTATGTTATTATACTCCGTTGCGCTGAACGGCTGCCAAATCTTGAACTTGCAGCTTACACGGAGTTTCTTAAACTCGGTAACGGCATTGGAATTTTCTCCTTTGTTCACAAGCTCCTTTGCAAGCCCTTCCTTGAACAGGCGCATCATCTTGTCGGCGAAATTCTGCCACTCGATAACACCCTGTTGGGCGTTCTTCAAGTCCAGGTCACGGGTAAGCGTGATAGCCAGTGCGCTTATGTCACCACTTGACTTTACATCTTTCGGCAAAAGGAAAGTGCAGGATGTATTTATCTGTATCTTCTCGAACAAATCTTGCAGACTGTCAAGCATACCTTGCGGACTGGGCGGTGCTTTGAACTCTGCACTTCCGTTACCGTCCATTGACTTGTCTTGCAAAATGATACTTCCAGCAAGTTTCTTTGTCGTTTCTGACAAATTGCCTTTAATATACAGAATGCCCCAGCCATTCCGTTTCTGAATGACAAAGAAGATGTTATAGATAATCTCGTAAATCTCAATAAGGCTTTGACCGTTGTTCCACGCCACATCACCACGTTTGGTGCACAATGGTATCTCGCTGAAACCGTGCTCAATCGGAGTTTCCCTTACAAAACCGTCCTCTGCGGCTTCTTCACCGTCTCTTGGCGTGTGCATACGGTACATGTAGGTATCATCGTAGCTGTCAATATATTCCACACCGTTTTCATCGGCATAGTAGACGCTTTCAAGAAGCCTGTCGCCGTTGTTGTCATTGTGCGATATGATAACGTAACCATCCTCATAGCTTATCAGACGGCATTTGATACGTCCCTTATAGTCATAATAGAACAGAAGTCCGGCATCGCCTGTGGCAAGCTGCGAACGGACTGCCTTTGTACGCCATCCATCCATATTCCTGTCTACCCAATACTCCTTGATTGTGGAATAGTTGGCTTTATCTTTCTCGGAAGGAGTGCCACCTCTCAAAGACAATGTACAGGGATTTCCGCAAAGGTAGATTACGTGGCTCGCCAGTATCTGTTCTTGGAAAGCTAATGCCGTGCGCTGGAACTTGATTTCCTGATATCCCCCATCTTCTAACTTGACGCAAATGCTCGGCAAGTTTTGATCAAATAATACCTCATGGCTCATCGGGTCAAGCTCTTTCAGAAACTTTTCCTGCGAAACGATATTCTTTTTTACATTCGGAAGCCTTGCCGTGCGTGTTTCGGTAATGGTTGCGGACTGACCGTCGGAATAGTCGTTTGTAGAGCAAGTGTCACTTCCTCTGAAAAACGGTTTCTTCTGCAACAAGGCATTTACATTCCGCAATAGATATGTTTTTTTCTCTTCCCGTGTCATTTTTCCGCATCAATTAGGTTGTAATACTTCATGCAGGCTTCCTTGCTCGGCATTGCAGAACACTCTCTCGAAGTCCATTTGCAGATAATGTCGTGCTTCTGCGGAACAACGATTATTCGCTTCTGCCCCTCTTCCTCTTCAATATTGAATTTATCGTTCAGCTTCACGCGTGCATCCAACACGACCTTACTTGCTTTGATAAAAGTGTCTGAATCTCCACTTGTTTTCGCATCGTCAGCAATCTGTTTCATCTCCGATATTTCTTTCAGCAATGCTTCTCGGTTCTCATCTTTAGATATGGTAGTGATAGCACCGATGCCGAAAGGTTTCAGTTTCTCGGCAAGCATGGATAACACCTTGTTTGAAGGCTTATCATCTTCTTGGTAAGCAACCTTTGCAGCAAGAGCCTTATCTACGAAAGAATCACACATTACCAAATAGGCAACATCTCTTACCCTTGCTTCAATTCCTTCTGTCTTAAGGGAATTGATAATATCCTTTATGTCGTTATAGCTTATCATATCCTAATACCATAAATGTTCATCGTAAATACTTCCTTCTGTCTGTGCATGGCTCGCTTGTTTGGTTTCTTCTTCGTGATTGTAATACCCTGCTTGAATCTCATTCCCGTATTCAATGTTAGCGCACGGAAGCATTCTCATAGCGCATGGGTCTAACAAGTCCATCGATCTGCCTTTCCCCAACATCTGATTCATTTTCTTCTTGTTCCAAAGCCGTTTCTTTCCGCTCTGCATATCATCAAACCGTACAACAGAGCATTCTTCCATAAACTCGTTCTCAACCGTCACTTTGTATTTCAGGTTCTGGTGAGTGTATGTCTGTACGGCAAGTTTATCGTCAAAGGTTAGATTACCTTCCTCGATCATCTTGCATAATCTGATATAGCACATATCCTTTACTGTCATTGCGGTAAGTTGGTAAAGCCCGAAAGGTTTATTTAGTGAGATATAAGGTACTGCATCGGGAATGTAATCATTAAAATACCGTCCGGCAGTTGCGTCAAAAATGATATGGCTTTCGGCTGTTCCATGCTCAAATGCAAATGTCTTCACTGCCATAGCGTTTTCTCTCGGAGTGGACTTGCTAAGAATGAGAATGTCGTATGCGTGAAATCCATCCCATGCAAGTGCAACAAGGTTGTCCGTACCATAATCCGCCAAATCCACGGTAATCCATTTGTCACCGTTCACGGCTGGGTTGTTGTTGAATACGCCTTGCGCGGAAGTGGATGGAATAGGTATCTTTTCGTTTTCTTCGGGGTCAACGTTGAAGTTTCCCTCAATGATAGCTTGTGCCATTTTACCGCCCGAAGCGGCAACAGAGCCTATGTAATTAGGATTATTTTCAAGCATAGCCCTATTTTCAGATAGCTTACCTTGATAGAATACGAATGACTTAATCATATTCGTATAGTCAAAATCACCTCCAATACGGGCAAGTTTTCTATCAATATCTATCTTACACTTAGCATAAACTTCTTCTTTGGAATCACCCCAAACCACATCATCAACAGTAGAACCGTTAACATAGAAGTATCTCACTTTCCCGTTTCTATCCGACATAATAAAACCGTCAACCCCAATGTACCAATCCAAGAACTTTCTCGTCCAATGGCTACGTTTCGGGTTAAGGGTACCAAAGAACTTTCCCGTAAACGTCTTTGAACGTCCACGGTTACGGGTCTGCACATAGCTGAATGCTTCCCAAGACATTTCAGTAATCTCATCAATACATATCGCATCAATCTGTTTACCTTTCCATTGCTCACGCATTTTGTCAAGATTAGTATCATCTATATAGGTCAAGTCGCAATACGCACCACTTGGGAATGATATGCGAGGGCTATCGGCAGTCTTTACAGAACAATAGTCACCGAATATAGCCTTGAATGTATCTACGAATGAACCTCCCGTCTTTTGCGACTGCAAAGACCTACGTGTAATAACCGCACGGAAATCCCCATCTGTCATTAATGGCTCTGCAAGAGCGAGAACAAGAGCAAAAGATTTTCCACCGCCAAGATTCCCACCACCAAACACTACGTCCACACATGATGACACAAACTGCATTTGGAATCCTTCTTGCGGCTTGATTACGACTTCTCTATGTACTTCTTGTTCTTTCATCAAAAGCAAAAATACCTCTTAATAATAAGGTAATATATACTTAAACCAATGTCTATTTATCATAGTGATAAATACAGTGATTTTTTTATAGTTATACCTTTTTATTAAAGCATTACTTTCGCATATAATCATTATAAAACATATAGTGTATGAAGTTTACGAAAGAGCAATTTTCAGAAGCACTGAAAGTGAAACTCACCAACAACGGCAAGAAAAACTTAGCTATGAGTGAGAGAAGTTTCAACGGCAAAGTAGAAAGAATCTACAAGCGGTTGGAGAAAGCGAGTGATAAGGACGAGTTGGAACTGGATGATGTTGTTGCCGACTACTTGGATGACTTACAAGAGGACGATAACAACATACGAAATGACAACTCAAAATTTATAAAAGAGTGGGAAAAGAATCATCCGAACAAGGACGATAGAAGTGATAACAAGGATGACAAAGGAGACGAAAGCAAACTGGATAAGTTGCTCAAAGAACTCCAAGATTTGAAATCAGAGCGTGAGGAAGAGAAAAAGGTAAAAGCTATCTCAGACAAACGCAATCAACTCAAATTAGCCTTAAAAGGGAAAGAAGTCAAGAACGAGGATTGGATTAACGACCAACTCGAATTGATTCACATTGATTCTGAAACAGATGTTGATGCTCTCACAGAAAGACTGCTCAAGAGCTACAATAAGTTTAATGCTAACACTCCACCTGACATCACTCCAGGAGGCACGGGAAGCGGTAAGGAAAAGACCGATGACTTTGCCGATGTGGTTGCTGTCGTAAAGAAGCAATCGCACAGAGAAGAAAAGTAATAATAATTTAAACCAAAAAGAAAATGTCAGATTTTTATCAGCAAATTCTATTGAACAGTGGCTACCTTCCCGGTAGAGCATTGGTTCAGGCTCGCGGAAGCATTGGTGGACACCGCTATGTATTCGTGAAGTTACAGATGAGCGGAAAGGACGCACTTGTATTTCCTACCAGTGGTGGAATTGTTAAAAACCCATTCAAAGGTAATGCAAGAGCTTTTGCCGGAACGCTCGCTGAATATATTCCCAGTAATGGTTCTAATGGAAGCGAAATACGTATCCTAAAATCGTATGCGGTTGCAAAAGCTACAACTGAATCTACAGACACAGATATTTACCTGAAAAGAGACGGATATTCTCTTATCCCATTCGTAGGAGATATCCTCATGGTAGCACCTTCTACATTGACAGGAAAAGGCACAGCGGTAACAATTACAGCCGTTGAAAAAGCGACTGACGGAACGGCTGGCGATGTTTGGAAAGTTACATTGAGCGCAACCCTCGGACCATTAACAACTTCATCTGTCCTTGTTGAAGCGAAAGAAACAGGCTCTGGTAAAGAAGCGATGGTTACTAATCCTAACTCATACCTTCCCTGCGACTTTGATTTTGTTTTTGACCCAGCTACATCCGAAGATGATTTCGATGGTGCAAGATACCTTATCACTCCTGCATTGGCATTAGGAGATGTATTCCTCTACGAAGACCGTATGCAACCTCTTTCGGCTGCATTAAAAGCTTTGAACAAGAGCAAGGTTAAGGGTTGGTTTAACATTTAAAATTGACGAGACTATGCCTAAATTTGATTTTAATAACAGCAGATATGCAAGATTTTTTTCTGACAAGACCAATCAACGTTTCTTGCAATCCTTTGTCAATACAGAAGGTCTGCTATACACTAATTATGGTTGGTACAAGACTCAAGGTGTAAAAGCTGGTGCTCCCACACCTACCGCCCCTAATGGCATCGCTACTTTTTCTGTGAAAGGACGTGACTTGAAAGCCGCTCCTTTGATGGATTTGCGTGCACCTCTTGGTGACAGTAATCAAATGGATAAGGACGGTCTGTACTGGTACACCGCATCCATTCCTGATTTTATCGCTCCCGGTTTCGTTGAAACAGCTATGGAACGTGAAGCAAAAGAACAACAGTTTGAGTTGTTTGGAAACGATGCCGATTTGGTAGCCGCTTGGGTACATACATTACAGTCCCAGCTTGATAGTGCGGACGCAACCATGAACTTCATGACTGCACAGTTAATGTCTAAAGGTAATATCGACTACCGCAATATCGCACGTGGTATTCAAATTCCGTTGCACAAAGCAGACATTCCGGATGAAAATTTCACTAAAGCAGGAACTAAGGTGTGGACTGACGCTGAATGCAAGATTCTGAGCCAAATGGCGGAAAAGGAGAAAAAATATCGTGAAAAATGGGGATATGAAGGTGCAATGGAATGGCAGGTTACACGCAAGATGTTTTACGAAGTAATGTTGCAAAATGCCGAAGTTAAGGAATTGATTGAAAGTTTCAAGAAAAATCCTTTAGCTTACATCGCAACAACCGCTACTGCGCCTACTACACGTGAGTTGTTCTTAGCAGCTTTCCGTGATTATCCCGGTGTATCTCCAATTGAAATTGTAGAAGAGCGTGAGCGTAATCTTACCAATACTGGAGACACATTCGTGCAAGGTTGGGATGATAAGATTGCAGTTCTCCGTCCTGCCGGATATGCTTGTGAGTTTGAATACACCAATAACTTAGACAAACAGATGTTTGACAAGTATGGTTCAAGCGTAATAACTAAAATTTTTGCTCAGGCTAATGATGGTCTCTGCACGATTGTGAATACAACGACAAACAACGGGCTGTATAAGGAATGGCATACGGATGTGATGATGTCGGCTTGTCCTGCACTGAAAACATTCCGCAATCACGTCATTGTAGACACAAGTCAGGCAGACGATTAATGTACAACACATTGCAACAGTAGCAGTTATGGAAAAATCATTTGACCCGATAGCATACCTCAATGGGCTTACGAGATTTGTCTTTGAAGATGATGCGCTTGAAAATATCGCATACGAAAACGGTTTGATGTTTATTTCAGACCGTTCCGAAATAGACGAATGCACTAAAGACCATTGCCTTATCGCACTATATGAGCTTGTCATTAACGGTCCGTGGTCTGTGGCTTCATCATCACTCCAGCATGGCAGTTATAGACAGGACGTAGGCAGTGAAACGGTAACGGCTCCCATAATCCAAAACTTGAAAGACCGTCTGAAAGCACTGTACAAAAAGTATGGTGAAGAAGAAGCGTTGGGAAGCATGGATTCGGGTAGTATGAGTTGGGTCAATGAAAATTCATTAGATGTATAGCTTATGCGTCTCAAAAGAAAAGCAATAGCAGAATATCCGTTTCATGGTATATTCTACACCGTGATAACGAAAAAGCCGGAGGACGGAGACCTTCTCGGTAACGGAGGATTGCTTGACGGTGATTTGCTAGGCGGTGAAGATACGGATGGTTCTCTCAATGCGAAAATAACTGAGAAAAACGAAGGGAATACGGAAACTTTGGAAGAAACCATCCTTCTTGAAACCGAATGCGATATACAGCAAGCCTCCAAGATGTTCAATGGCGGCACTATCATGGCAGACTATAACGTGTTTTTCCCATTAAAAAAAAGCAGCATTTCACCTGTAAAAATTGGAGATATGTTTAGATGTCCAAAGGAAAGTTACGGAATAGGCATTAACGGTCGTGTTATAGGAATGGAAATTAGCCAGCTTGGTGGCGTGAAAGTTAACATCAAAATGAGTGAAGTAGGTTAAGTATGGCAAAGACCAAGCAAAGTGCAATCACCCGTATTGTTGATTTACTCGCAAACGAGGGACAGAAGATAGTGGCTAAGGGACTGGCTAAAGTTTCCTATACCTACCGAAGCCTCAATTTGAGAGATAGTTACGGTTGGGGAGTATATGTTGACGGAAAGCTTGCCAGAAAGGGATATACCGCCAGCTCTCCCGGAATAAAGAAAAAATGGTATGGTGAGGAAATTACCGGTTATGAAGCAGTGGTTGAATACTTGGAATCCAAATATAAGCCACATCCGGGAATTGATTTGGTAGTTGTAGCCGCCATGCCTTACGGAGAAATACTACAAAATGCAGAAGGTAACGTGAAGAAGAAATATGAAGTGATAGCAGTGGCACGTAATGAAGTTAAGGCATTATCACGGAAATTCAAGAACGCGAAGTTCGGCATTATCAGTCACGGTAAACAAGACAATATATGAATGATTTATATAAAACTGGCAGCATGATAGAGAATTTTCTATCCATGTTACTTACAAAAGCAAAGATTTCATCAATAATCTCTTTTGATGAAACACCGCTGACAATAAGTAGTGACAGCACGGACATGATCGTTGTAGATGTTCTTAGCGTGAATGATTACGGAGGAGAGGCGAAATGTTCCGCCAACATATTCCTCTATGCGAAGTCCACGGACAGTTTGGGATCAAAGCCAGTAAAAAAACTGTTCGACATGGAAAAAACACTATTCTCGGCAATTGACCAATCCAACGACAAGCATTTCGTCATAACAAGCTGTGAACTGATAGGGAAAGAAAGTAAAAATTCCGGAAACTTCTATTGCAATGTGTACAATATCGGGATAACAATAAGATAAACAGATTATTAACAAGATAACACTTTTTAATTATGGCAGTAAACAATACTGGCGCAACAGCCAAAAAATTTATCAAACCTTCTTACATCGTGGCAACTCTGTTCACTGGTACTGAAGAAGACGATGTGCCAAAGGGTGACTCTTACATTCTTGAAGATGTAGTTGAAGACACCACTTCAATCGCTCAAGACGATAATGATGTAAACGACATCGAGTGTGAAACTTCCGACAGTCCTATTCTTTCCATCGTGAAACTCGGCAAATACCAATTTACAGCTGAGGTCGCAGATACACAAAAAGATCTGCTAATCGCTCTCATGGGATTTACGGCTGGAACTACTGTTTCTACCAAATACTTTGCTCCTGCTCAATACAAGAAATTGTATGCAAAGATTGACGTAGTGTTTGAGGAAGGGGAAACGATGACAGCATTTGTGGTTCCAAAATTACAACTTAATTCCAAGCTAATGCTTGAATCATTAAACTCCAATATTGGACGTATCAGTCTTGCAGGAACAGCGTATGATGCAAATGTCGCCGATGGAGCAAAGACTATCAGAACTCCGTTTTATGTGGATTCCGCTTATACCCTACCATCGGCAGGATAACCCATAATAGATAAGAAGATTGTTTTACAGGGCGGTAGGCTGGATATGCCGCCGCCCTTCATGCTTATAATCATGGCAGTATATAGAGCAAAGAAAAAAGATACACAACCAAAGAAAGACGCTGTAACAGCTCATACTCCTGTATCCAATGAATCAATGGAGCGTTTGGCAAGGATAATGAACGACAGCCCAAGTATTATGAAACTCCACGGTACGGAGTGGTGTATCAAAGGATTAAAGCCCGGTGTTCAATGGCTTATAGCCGAACAAGCGTGCCGGATCGTCAAAGGAGAGAAACTGAGCATGGGAGATGTTATCAAGGAGTTTGCAGTAAATCTACCAGCAGTGGCACATGTAATAACGCTTGCACTTCTCAATGACAAGGACAGGATATTCTCTGATTATGAGAAAAAAGAACTTTCAGATGACTACCACAAAGTCTATGACCTTCTAATGTGGGGGGAATACGACATAAAGGATTGGGCTTTATTGCTCGGTGAAATCCTTAACCTCATAAGCACGGATTTTTTTTTCGAGAGTATCAATGTGATTCAGACCGTGAGGGAGATGACACTGGCAAGGAAGATGAAGAAAACGGAACAAAGCTGATAATATCCCGTACCGAATGGGGGCAGATGATTGATTTTCTGCGCTCCAACACTTGGTGCTCTCGTGAAGAATATTTATGGGAAATGACGGTCGGGCAAGTCCGGTTAAGCTCGTTTGATTTTTCCCATGTAGAATACGGAAATAAGGATAAGAAAAAGAAGAAGGTCAACAAGATAAGTTCGGTTGACGATTTGAAGAATTTGAATGATTTGGGTATGCCCATAATTAATAAAAAAGGATAACGATATGCCAGATAATGAAGCAGGAGCATTCCTCAACATAACACCCGATGTATTAAAGAAGTTGGACAGTTTCGATGAGAAGCTGGAGAAGATAGAGAAACATGCACATACGGCTGCGGATGCGTTGAAAAACGGGTTTGGCAGTGTGGTAGTAGATACTTCCAAATTGGAGAGCGCAATCGCTTCGTTAGCCAGCAAGATAAGTTCGATTGGGTCTAAAGGGAATCCGTTTGAGGGAGTAAGTAAAGGAGCTGGAGATACCGAAAAGAAAACCACATCCATGAACGAAAGCCTTTCACGTGCAGCAGATTTACTGAATCGGATAGGTGATAAAAAAATAGGGCAAGGTTCGTTTAGCGGATGGAATATAGCCGGACTGAAAGAAAGTATTTCTGACTTGAAAAAGTTTGTTGAGAATACACAGACTATTTCAAAACAACAGCAACAGACGGCCGTTAATGCCATGCGTTACATGAAAATGGAGCTTGACTACCAACGCCAAACTGACGAACAGAGAGTACAATCGGCAGAGAAAACCGCACAACGAAAAGAAGCAGCCGATAGGCGTGCGGCAAAAGCAGCAGAACAATTAGCGAGACAGCAAGAAATAGCTCAACGTACTACGCCGCAAGGTGCATTGGACTATTCAAGAAACGCCAAATATTTGCGTGACCAAGTAACAGCCATAAACTACTTGAAGCAGGCTCGTTTGTCTTTAAACACTACAGATGCCAACTACAGGCAGACACTTGAACAGATAAACCAAGCCATCGCCAAGCACAACCAAGCCTTGCAGCAAGCAGGAGTACAATCGCAGCAACTGGCCACACGCCACCGGAACCTAATGGATACGGCTGGGCAATTAAGCCGTCAGCTTGCCTTGGTGTTCTCCGTATCACAGATTGAAGGGTATATCAGTAAGTTGGCAAATGTACGTGGAGAATTTGAATTACAGCAGCGTTCCTTGGAAGCCATTTTACAGAATAAAGCGCAAGCAGACCAGATATTCAACAAGACCGTCCAACTTGCTGTAAAATCGCCATTCCAAATTAAGGAACTGGTTACATTCACAAAACAGCTTGCAGCATACCGTATTGAATCGGATAAGTTATATGACACGACAAAACGACTTGCCGATGTATCCGCTGGTTTAGGTGTTGATATGGGCAGACTTATTCTTGCTTATGGGCAGGTCAAAGCGGCAGCGTATTTGCGTGGTACGGAAGTTCGTCAGTTTACGGAAGCAGGTATCAATTTGTATGGAGAATTGCAACGCTACTTTGAAGAAGTTAAAGGCGAAGCATATACCACTGCCCAAATTGTGGATATGATTTCAAAACGAAAAGTAACCTTTGAAGATATTGAGAACATCTTCAAACGGTTAACTGACAGCGGAGGATTGTTCTACAATATGCAGGAAATTCAAGCCGAAACTTTGCAGGGTAAAATTTCCAACTTGAAAGACAGTATTGATGTGATGCTTAACTCTATCGGTAAGGCTAACGAAGATACACTGAAAGGTTCTATTGATTCTATTAAGGTATTGATTGATAATTGGGAAACAGTTGTCGAAGTGGCAAAAGCGTTTGGCATTGTAGTTGGTTCAATGGTTTTACTCCCTAAGATAAAAGCCGCTGCAAATGGAGTTAGCTTGCTTTCCTTTGCTTTTACAAAAGCAGAAACCGCATTACGTTCTTTGGGATTAGCGTTCAAAACATCATTTCCATTAATAGCACTTGGAGCGGCTTTACAACTTGTTAATGAGTTGTGGAATGTGCATTCTCAATACAACAAAATGTTACGAGAAAGTAGCAATAAATATTATACAGCTCAGTTAAGAATAGGAGAAATAGACGAAATAGCTAAAAATGATACAAGAAAAGCGTTATCATCCCTTGTAAAAGAGATGAATAATGAAGGATTTGAAATAGAGATAAAGCCTAATATATCAGAAAAAGAAGCAAAAGAACAGTTTGAAGAGTATAAAAAACAATATACAGGATTCTTGGAAGATATTAGGAAGATTGAAGCCAACTATGCAGAAAACAGAAAGAAAGGATGGCTGATAGGTAATGATGATATTGAAACAGATTTAGACGAATACGAAAACGCTTTCTATGACTTTATAGCGAAGGGTAACAAAATACAAGCTGAATTATTAAGGATTTCAGAAGAATCAACCTCCTTAGGCAAAGGAGCAAAAGAATACATACAAGAACTAGTAAAAGGAAAGAAAGAAGGAGAGAATTTAATTGACTACTACAAAAGACTTGCAGACTACTTGGAGAAGTTACAGAATGGTGTTCTTTTTGCAGGTAAGAAAAGTTCTATCGCCAGCTCATTTCTTGGAACAAAGAAAGATTTGGAGAAAGATAAAGAAGAAGCAACTAAAGAAATACGTGAAATCTTTGATTCCGTAAATGATGAGGTAATAAAAGGTAATAAAACAAGAGAACAATTTAAGATTTTAATAGATAAAGGAGATTTTTCCAAACAATGGTCTGATATAAAGAAGCAACTTGCATACGATATATATAACTTGGGAGATATAAAAGTTCCTCTTAGACCAGGAATAAATCAAGAAGATCCTCAATCAAACCCCAAACATGAACGTGACATATTAGCAGAACGCATTTCTCTTATCAAAGAACTTAACAAGGAATACGAGAAGCTGAATAAGGTAATGGGCAGCGATAAGGCAGCTAAGACAGTCATGGAACGCTACGCATCCCAATTGAAAGATGTTCAGATGCCTAAAAATATCATAGGGGAAGCATTCTTGCCTAATAAGGAAAATACGGCAAAGGCTTTGCAGGAACTTGCAAAGATTATTACTGACTTTAGGAAGAAGATAGGAGCACAAAAAGATGCTAATGTCTTGTTTGACGAAAAGGATGCAGATGATTTTAAAAAGCAGCTAGACAAAACTAAAGATAACATTGAATCCATGTTCAACAGCTTAGACTTACACCAGAAGCTGAAAGATGCAGGACTGTCCGAAGCCGAAGTGCAGGCTTTGTTCCCCGGACTTGCCAAGACCTTGGACGATGTGCAGAAAGGAATTGAAGCAGAATATCAGAAAAAATTCCCGAAAGGCGAATACCTTATTGCTGATACCGATGCCAACAAGCAATATTTAGCAGACTTGAACAAGCTGAACCAGCAGCGTATAAAGAACAGTCAAGACCTTGTTATCGAACTGACTAAAGCTTATAAAACACAGCTTTCAGACCAGTTGCAGTTAGATATGTGGTATTATAAAGAAAGAAGCAAAATTTATACAAAAGTCTATGATGAACAAACAAAGACGTTTAAGGATGTGCTTACAAAAGAAATGCAAGAACAATACAGCAAAAATTTGAAAGCACAATATGACAAGAAATCGTCTGAAAATACATGGAAGGCATTTAAGGGTACAGATACCTATATGAATATGTTCGACAACTTGGAAAACGTTTCAACAAAAGCCATTGAGAATATGAAAGCCAAACTTGAAACGTTAAAAGAGCAGATGAAGGATCTTGATCCATCCCAGCTAAAAGAAGTGATGAACTTCTACAACAAAATGGATGAACAACTTTTTAAGAGAAGTCCTCTGGAATCGTTCTTAAAATCGTATGAAAAAATTAAAGAACTAAAGTCACAAGGTATAACAGAAGAAGGGCTTCTACAAAGAATTGCTGAGAATGACATTGAAAATACAAATTTACAACAGCAAATATCTGACCTTAATACGATTATAGCACTAAAAAAAGAATCTATTGAAAAAGATTCTGTTGAATCATCATTTATTGAAAAAAACAAAGATCTTTATAACCAATCTATTTCCGTATTGGAAAGCATGGTTAAAGCAAAACAAGACACGATAAATGACAACAATAAGGAGAATGAAAATGCGAATAAGAATTTAAAATACTTCAAAGATGCAAGAAGCAGCCTTGAATACATGAAATCCGCCTGGGATTCTGTAAGAAATGCGGGACGACAGGCAATGGGAAGCATAGTGTCTATCCTTGAAACAATGGGAGAAGACACCGATAGTACAAGTATGAGGTTGTTAAACATGGTCGGAACTATTGGGGATTTAGTTATACAGGCAGTAATGTTTCAATTGCAATTAGGACTTTGTACAGAAGCGGCAAAAGAGATGGGTGTTGCCATGAATGCTGCATTAGGACCAATTGGATGGGTACTAATTGCATTACAAGCTGTAGCCACCATTCTTTCATCTATATTCGGCAACCATGACAAAGATTTACAAAAAGAAATAGAAGAACATGAAAGAAAGATAAAGAAGCTGGAACGTGAATACGACAAGCTAAAAGAGAGTATAGACAATGTATGGGATATAACAAAGCTACAAGAATATGGGAATGAACTTGATGAGAACATAAACAAACAGATAGTATCTCTCAATGCCATGATAGCCGCCGAAAGAGATAAGAAAGATACTGACTGGGATAAAATAAACGAATGGCAGGAACAGATTGAAGATCTCAGGGATACTTTGGCTGACAGTGCTAATGACATGATAGCGGAGCTTGGCGGTGTAGGTTCCGATGAAAATTTCAAAACATTGGCTGAGAATTTTGCATCGGCATGGTTGGAAGCGTTTCAAGAAACAGGGGATGGCTTGTCTGGACTTCAAGAAAGTTTTGATGATTTTATGGAAAACTATGTAAAACAACAGATACTTCTAAGATTATCTGACAAGTTCTTAAAACCTATGTTTGAAGAATTTGACAGTCTAATTGCAACAAGAACAGATATGGAGCAAGAGGATCAAGAAAGGTATTTTGAACTTCAAGCCCAAATAACCAAGCTAAGAAACACAGCCAATAATTCGGTTGTGAAAAGTGTCGCAAAAAAGGCAAATGCCGCTGCTGATGAGATAGAAAATAGTGAGGAATATAAAAGACTTCAAAAGGCATATACGGATTTTTTAAAGCCGAATGATATTAATACCGAAGCCATCAAAGACTGGTCTGACAAGATGAAGGAAGTGTTTGGTGAATATAACGAGGCGGCAGAAGAAATTTTTAACCAAATAGGATGGGAACCCGGAGGTAAAGCAAATCTGTCCGCTCTCACCCAAAGCATACAAGGTATAACAGAGACTACTGCCAAGGCACTTGAGGCATTACTAAACTCTATCAGATTCTTTGTAAACCAGCAAACTACTGATATAACAGCTATCAGAAATCTGTTAGAAGCTCGATATAGTTTAGAATCACAAGCTGAAACAAACCCCATGCTAATTGAATTGAAAGCGCAGACGGGATATTTGGAGATTATTTCAGATAGAATAGACCGTGTATTCGCACCAAATTCAAATTCAAGGGGAGCAGGACTAAGAGTATTCATAAGTGACTAATTAATTTAATACATTTAAATAATCATTCTGATGGTAAGAGATAGTATAACGACCCAAGCCATACCGGGTGGCTTCTCCGTAATAGTAAGCGGTTTTATAGCAGAATCATTGGAGCACATGATACCTTGGATTATTGTATCATTTGCAGTAGTGATATGTGATTTGGCTTTTGGAATAAGGAAAAGCCTTTTAATGGGCGAAAAGGTTCGTTTCTCTAGTGCAATACGCCGCACAATGGGTAAACTTGTAACCTACTTCGCCTTTGTTTGTATGGTTGTCATGATAAACATTGCATCCGGCAGCAAATGGGATATAGACATATACTCCTGTTTGTTAGTTTGCTTCATTGAATTTTGCTCTATCATATCAAATATATTGAAGCCCAAAGGATACAGCTTTAATATGCTTAAGGCGTTAGGTCTGTTTGGTAAGAAGGTGCTTGATGTAGAAAAAGAGGATATAAATGAAATAATAACAGAAAATAAAAAGGAGGAAAAGAAATGAGTTTAATTGATTTTATTTTTATTGCGCCTTTTGCACTTTATGCCATAATCTACGCATTTTCGGTAAAAGAATCCTGTAATTCCGATGAATCCATAGAAATATGACGTGCATTTAAGCGCTATTCTTAATACATATTCATGCCCGTTTAAATAGCTTTCTGGCGAACGCAGTAAAAGAAATGCAGCTGTCAATGTTGGCATAATAAGTATAGGTATTTCCATATTAAACCTGTATCGGGAACAAACGGAGCATAAACATAACAAACAAAAAGAATAATAAATAGATAATGTAGACGCAGATATGGCAAAAATTACTTGCAAATAAAGCTCTAAGGATTTAAAAGCAGGTATGTATAAATACATTATAGTAAATATTAATGGTAGTTGGATGAGAAAAGCACTGAACACATTTTTCTGTTCAGGAGTATAGCTTCTAATAAGTTCTGATAAGTCCATATTTTTTGCGACAAAAATAATAGTAATTTTATAATTTAAAGATAAGGAGGAAAAGAAAAATGGCTAATATTGAACATTTCATACCATTTCTTATAAAATGGGAAGCTGGTATAAGTAAGAAAAGCAATGAAACCAATGAGTCTCTTTTTCAAAGAGCAAGAAAAACAGGATGGGCTGATGATCCCGATGATTTAGGAGGACAAACTATGGTAGGTGTGACAATGGCTACCTATGAGGAATATTGTCGTAGAAAAGGTTATCCAAAACCTACGACCGGAAGGTTGATGGATTTGTCATATAACGATTGGAAAAGTATCTTGAAGATGTTGTATTGGGATAGATGGAATGCGGATGAAATAAGAAGCCAAAGTATAGCAGAGATAGTATGCGATTTTGTATGGGCTTCTGGGGTACATGGTATTAAAGTACCGCAGGATTTGGTTGGTGTGATTCCTGATGGCATTGTCGGGCCTAAGACACTCGCCGCAGTAAATTCCCGTAATCCCCGTGAATTGTTTGACCAGATCAAGATTGCACGGTTTGATTTCATCGAGGATATATGCCGGAAACGCCCAGCAAACAACAAGTTCAAACGGGGCTGGATGAACCGTATAAATGATATAAAATTTGAGGGATGAAACAGAGAGTCTATATATGGATTGCGGTAGGGATAGCATTGCTATTGCTGTTTGGATCATGCCGGAGCATAAGGTATGTCCCGGTAGAAACTATAAGGACTGACAGTCTTTATCTTACCATGCATGAGCGTGATTCCATCTACATTAAGGATTCTGTCCATATAAAAGAGAAAGGCGATTCAGTGTTTGTTGACAAGTGGCATATAGTCTACCGTGACAGGATGATTCGCGATACAGCCTATATAGAGAAGGAGAAAGAGTTAGAAGTCCCCTACCCTGTGGAGAAGGAATTAACATGGTGGCAGAAGACGAAATTAGAACTAGGAGAGTTTTCAATAGGTATTATATTAATATTACTAATCGTAGTCATTTGGCTGATAAAGAAGAAGGGAGGTGCAAGATGAAATAGTAACCAAAATGCCACAGGTAGAAGCGTGGCACATAATAGAAAAACTCATAACAAAAGTAATTCTTTCAGGGGCTTAGAATCAAAAAAAAGCCCCCAACGCTCATATTAATATTGCCACATAAAAACATGATAAAAGCATAAGACACTGCACGTTGGAGGCTAAATATCTTCAACAAAATGTCTTATGCTTTGTTCATCGATATATCTTGTTTTATGTGGCATGGCAAAGATAAGAATAAAAAATTAGAAAAAACATGTGCAAGTCAGAAATCTTTGCCAAAATAATTAATATTGTTTCAAAAGAAACAGAAGTGTCTGTAGACCAAATATTATCGTCTGATAAGAATATGGAGACAGTGGATGCCCGGTATCTTCTTGTATTTTTTCTTTTCGAAAGCGGTATGTACCCTTCACAAATAGCCGCTCATATCCATAAGACTAAACGTGCTGTCAACTACATGATATCCAATTTCCATGAGAGGATGGAGAGTGGGAAAATGATGAGAATATATTGGGACGATATAAAGAATTTGTTGGGAAACAACTGATTTTCCATGAGTTATGATCTATATACTTTTGTGAACGGTCGATTTTGACCGGATACAAAATACAAATACTTATGGAACGAACTTATGTTTTTAACCAAGACGGTGGAACCGGCGCAAACAATGGCCTGCTTGCGTCCATTCTTCCGTCCTTGCAGAACCGTGGAATTGACACTGGCTATCTGATGGGGCTGATGGGAGGAAACGGAAACGGAGGTTTCTTCGGAAACAATGGCGGTTTTCAGGACATCATCGCATTGATTGTGATTGCAGCCATCTTCGGTAACGGGAACTTCGGATTTGGTGGCAACAACAACCAAGGAGCGAACGAAGGAAGAGAAATGATCATGCAGACACTTAACCGAAACGGTGTCGACATTGCAGCATTAGCACAAGCTGTGAACACATCATCAGACCAAATCCTTGCCGGTATTAACTCTGTATCACAGGCTATCTGCGGTCTCGGCAACCAAATGGGCCAGAACACCAACAGTATCATTACAGCAATCATGCAGGGCAATTCCGCTATTGCAACCCAGTTGGCAGATTGCTGCTGCAAAAATCAGACAGCAATTGAGCGTCAGGGGTATGAAAGCCGCTTAGCAAGCTGCGAAAACATGAATACGCTTACACGCACAATGGAAGGGAACACGCGTTCTTTGGCGGACGCTTACCGTGAAGGTTTCCAAGCACTTGTAGCAAAAATGGATGCGGCAGAGGCGCGTCGCCAGCAAGAAGCGTTGGCTGCTAAAGACGCTGAAATCTCTACTTTGAAAGGTGAAATTTCACAGCGTAATCAGAATGCGACTATTCTTGGAAACGTAACGCAACAAATTGCTCCAATAGTAGCAAGTCTACAAACACTGCAGGGAGAGGTGGATAAAATCCGCTGTTCAATGCCGCCTACAGTAGCAGTGCCGTATCCGCAGTTGCAAGTATTTAACCCTGAAGTAGCTCGTGCTGCCGCCTATGGTGCATACATGGGAGATTCAGTTTACGCACGCAGTGGATTCGGTTGCAATAACTACTGGGGTTAATCCGGTGAGAAAGGAGGTAGATATGTGGCCTAACTTTTTTACAGGATTTCCGTTCCCGTTTCCCTCCCTTGGCAGAGTGAATTACAACACTCTTCCTACGGTGGCTGTAACAGTCGGTACTGAGAATGTGACTTTGGAGCTTCCTAACCATGCGTTCCGCAACAGGGATTATGTCGGAGGGTTCTATGTCAATCTTCGTCAGGCGATCCCTGCCGGTACGACTGCAACCCTTCCGATACTGATAGGGACCAACGGGGATACAAGACCGTTAATGGCTTATAACAATGAGCCTGTGACTGTTGCAAACTTGGCTGGAACCGGTATCTATGAGATTCACTACAACAAGTATACCAATGAATTGTATCTTGTTAATGGAGGATACAGACCGACAACGGCGCCGGCTTCTACAGCAGAGACCGCTTCTTTACGGAGCAAGTAATAATTAACATGGAGTTTTGTGGTGGTTTCCCAAATGGAAATAGCCACACTCCTTTAAAATTAAACCAATATGTTTCAATCACTTCGTACCAATAACCAGTTATATATACTTCATAAGGATGCTAACCCGTTTATCGAATACGGCCCGGTAGTCAGCGTTTCCGCTCCCAAGCCGAAATATCCTATGGCATCCCCTATGGGACAGTTGCCCCAAATGGAAATGGTTGTGGATGTTGTTGTCTGTATCAACGGGCAGAACACGACTTTCCAAAATCTTCCTGCCGGCATGGATATAGCCGACTTCGGACAGAACGGCAATATCGTAGTGTCATGCTCACGTGATGCGATGAATAACGAGGTCGCTTCTATGAAACAGAAAAGCATAGACATCATCAACAGCATGGATTTTCACAATTCCGTCATTGCAGGGTGTGACAAGATGCTTACGCTCTTGAACCCTGAATTTGCCGAGAAACAACGTCAGGAGCAGGAAATATCCTCTCTGAAAGGGCAAATGGCGGAAATGAGCAAGAACATGTCTGACCTTATGGAATTGAACAAACGGCTTATGGAACAGCTCGGAGTGGTTGAAACATCCAAAACAAAGAAATGATTATGGGAATGTGGGAAATATTAGAAGAAGGGCGTGACGATTACGGACGCGGCTTCGGAATGAGAGGTGACGAGGTGGAAGAAGCCTACAAGGAAGGCTGCCGCCACGGTTACGAAAAGGCCATGAAAGAGATTCATGGAGACATGGGCTTCCGTGATGGCGGAAGAAATTATTCAGGATCAGGTATGGGAGAACGCAGATATCCCGGCTATTTCCCTGAATATCCCCGCATGGATGACATGGGAGAACGCAGACGCAGACGCGCCAACGGTGAGTTTTATTAATGGTGGAGGGGTGGAATGCCCCTCTTTTTAAACAAAGGTTATGGAACAGAGATTGGATACATACAGCAGATTCCCATCTGGCATGAGGGAATATCTGGAAGCATACGGCTTTCATTTCAGCAAGAAACTTTATGAATGGGCCGTCTCAAAAATGAAAGTGAAAGACGAAACCACGGGTAAAGAAAAAAAGTTGGAGCCGTGGAGCAAAGATGAAGTGGACGATATGCTGAAAGCGAACGGAATTACCATCGAGCACGACAAGGGTTATGACGTTGCTTATGTCGCAAACATGCTGAAAGCGGATTTCTATAAAAAATCATTGGTTGACGAGGCACATTTGTGCAAGCATATAAAGTGCTACCTTGATGATATTGATGGCGATCCTTGCAGGGCGTTTGACGAGTTCTTTGCCACCTGTATAGGTAAAGGGATTCCTGTAATCTGGTCGGATGTGATATGATTGTTCAGGAGTTCTACATACCAAAATATGGGGACTGGCACGTCAAAGTGTATTATGCGGTACACACCTATTGGGCGGATCGGATCATTATGGACCTGTACCGTATAGGATGCAGGGGGGATTCCCTCAAGCGTGCGTATCGCAATCTGACCGAAGGCAGAATGAATACCGGTCTAACCTATTCGGACTACAAGAGAAGAGAAACAGTAATGGTTATCTCACTAACCTCCACTCCCGAAGAGTTTCAAAATTCGTGGGATCACGAAAAAGGTCATTTGTGCCGGCATATCTCCAAGGCTTTCGGGATTGATCCCTATGGTGAGGAAGCGCAGTATCTTAGCGGATATGTGGGGCAGAAGATGTTCCCAGTAGCGAAGAAATTTTTATGTGAACATTGCAGAACTGATTTAATAAAGAATTATGGATAAATTAAACGTAAGAATTGAGGCGGCACGTCTTGCCGTAGAAAGTGGTGCAAACAAAGAAACCTTTACCGAAATGGCAAGGGTCATCGAAAAGTATATCATTGGGACATCGGAATTGTTGGAATATGAAAATCCGAATGCAGCGATGGAGAAAGCAATGGATTTTTTAAAAGTGAACCATCATGAAAAAGAAGAAACTTCCGATTTGGAAGAAACGGATGAAGAACCGATACAATGACAATTCTTCCAACTGGATTTGGATATATTTTCTCGCTTTAATGTTCGATAAGACATGGAAGTGATGAAGATACTAAAAGCTACTTTAAGTAGCAAGAGCAGGGAGGAGGTTTGTCGGTCAGAAAATGTTCCCTGTTGCCAAGAAGTTCTTATGTGAACATTGTAGAAAGGGACTGGAAAAATAATAATCGAACAGAAGCGTTCTTTGACTTGTTGGAATTACCGTTTTTACAAAATAGTCGTGAAATTATATACATAAATCCAATAAAATTATATATCTATAATTAAGATATATATTGGAATAACAAATACTTTATTCTATCTTTGAGCCGAATTTTAAATTATAGATGGAAATGGAACAAGAAAACAACAATGCGATTCTTTCTTTTGAAGACTTTAAAAACCAAAACGGCATCGTTTATTGGTGGGCCTCAGAAGTAATGGTTATGCTTGGATATAATGATATGAAAGCATTTTGTAAAGTTCTTGACCGCGCAACAAAGGCTTTTGTTTCGCTCAACATTCCTCATTATGAAAATATAATAGCTGTGAAACGCAATAATAATGGTGTTGAGTTCCAAGACTTCAAACTTACACGTTTTGCGTGTTATCTTGCTGCTATGAATGGCGATCCAAAGAAGCCAGAAGTAGCATTGGCGCAAGCTTATTTCGCACAGCAAACACGAAAATTTGAATTATACATTGAAAACAATCAGGAAATAGACCGCGTGCTAATACGTGAAGAACTTGCAGATGGAAACAAATCTCTCGCTTCAACAGCAAAAGCCGCAAATGTTACTGATTATGCAAAGTTTCAAAATGCAGGTTATCTGGGTATGTATAATATGGAATCGTGGAAGCTTGAAAAGAAACGTGGCGTTAAAAAAGGAAAGCTATTTGACAGAATGAGCCGTACCGAACTTGCTGCCAATCTATTCCGTGTTACCCAAACCGAAGAGCTTATAAAGAGTAAACAAATATCTGGACAAGCTAATTTAGAACAAACACACTATACTGTTGGAAGACAAGTCCGAAATATAGTAGAACAAAATACTGGGCGCAAACCTGAACAGTTGCCACAAGAAAAAGAATTGCCTATAATTAAAAAAGCTCTTAAAATGACAGCGAAGGAAATGAAGAAAATTGATAAATAATTTCTTCGAATTGTAGTTTTGTCTGCAATCTAAAGGTGCAAAAAAAAGATACCCCCATACATCTACACTAATGAGCTACGGTCAACGTAGCCTTTCAATAAATAAAGTAACTATTTAACATTAAGCGGTAATTCCCAACGGTTTTACCGCTTTTTTTATGTTAACAGAATATGGAAGAAGATAAGTTGAACATATTGCTTGAGCAGGCTGATGATGTGCCTCACTGGTATTTCTGCCGTTTACTTGCTGTGATGCGATGGAACGTATAGAGAGGTTCATTTATAGACTGATACCCTTTGTCGTGTTGGCAAGGGTGATATCGTTGTGCCTGTAATTCCCGTTTTTCCTACCCCCAAAAAGATTAAAGAAAGACCAAGGATATTTCCCCTAGTTTTATAAGAGTTCGCATTTGAAAGCCCCTAAATCTTTAGTTTAGCGGTAATTCACTCTATAACCAAATAATAAACCTCTCTATCAGCGTCTGAACAAGTGAATGTCGGCTCATCGAAGAAGTTCATGTTTAAATGTGCTTTAATAAATTTGTCCTTCCCGTCAGAATCCAACAGCATCAATGTTTTGTCTACTGTTTCAAGTTGTTTCTCTGACATATACGACTTCCAATAGTCAGCACGTGATTCATATCCTTCACAAGGTTGGCTTGAATAATATTCAAGTTCTGATACTATATCACCGACCTTCATTTCTTGCACTTCGTTTTCGTTTCCTGCATATCCGAAATAGAACCAATATATTTTCTTCCCTTTCAGTTTCTTGGCTTCTTCAACTGTTAGAACCTTTGCTTCTCCGTTCTCTATTCTATGTATAAATTCGTTCGTTTTCATAACCTTACTTTTTTATTACTGTGTAAAACGGTGCTTCCATCCCTACTTGGCAATACGCCGTTCCTTTTTCGTCTACCCAAACAGCCTGTCCGTAGCTACTGTCAGGGTGATTGGTTGTGGCGGTTACTTCTACTTCTTCACCGTTCACATTGTTTTTCAATATCGCTTCCATCAATTGTTCCGCATCATTTACAAATTCTTCAATTTGATTCATAATAAATTGCCCGTCATGCCGATAGCTAAGCGTTAATTGTTTGCAAAATTATCATTTATAAATCAGTAATTCGTTTTATAAAGTATGTTTTAAAGCATACTTTTAGCGTATTCCGCACGTCTGTTTATCTTAGTGCGCAATGCGGTAAGGCGATTCCGTGTAAACTCTTTATTGGTAGCCGTCCTTAATCCCATTGCATTTAGCTTGTCCGCTACTTTGTCAACATCCTGCGGTGTTTGGCAGTCTTGCAGCATTACGGCAATCGTCCGGTTTAGCTTGTCGTCCATCGCTTCTTTTCTTCTCTTTTCCCCGTTCACCTTACCTCCTTTTGCCTGTCCGGATGTAGTACCACCCAAAGAGGTGCACCAGTTGCCCGATTTTGAGTAAAAGCCGCCTTCTTGCTCTATCTTTTTCTTTCTTGCTTCCAATGCAGCTTTAGTACGGTTCTTTATATTAAGCCGTTCTATCTTAGCAAAAGTTGCCATCATGGATAATTGCAGCTCTATAAGTGGATTCATGTCGGAGCAATCAATATCAAGATTCACGTTTGAGATGATTAACCGCAACCCCTTTGGGGCGAAAAATTCGGCTATCATATCACTAAGTTCTATAATGCCACCTCTTGTAAGGCGTGAAACTTCCGACACTATAATAGTATCTCCTTTATTCGTCTTTGATAACAATTCGGATAGGTTTCTTTTTTTGTACGAAACGCTTCCGCTTATTCCTTCATCGGAAATAATCTCATCAATTTGCAGCCCTTTTGATTCGGCATACTTTGCTATTATATTTCTCTGGCTTTGTGCGTCTTGCTCGTCAGTCGAGAAGCGGTGATAGGCATATATCTTTCCCATAATTCAATATCCGTTTTTAAGTTAATACAATTCGTTTAATTCTTCTTAGAAACCGTTGTGCCCCGTCATTTCCTTCAATGTTCCGCACACTATCCAAATTACCACCAGTATAAAAAACATAGTTCGTTCCTCCTTATTTTAGTTAATAGAAATTTCGGTTTGCTGTTTCTCCCAATCGTATGTGAATGTGGCTGCATATTGTTCACGGTCGTACACAAACACCTGATAACCTATTTGCCCGTAACAGCAAAACAATGGTTGTGTACGCAGCATTATGCCGTTCCATGTCTTACCGCTCAGATACCTTTCCCATGCGAATTTTCCTGCCTCAATGGCGTTTTTTAATCTGTTCATATCTTTATAATTTTAGTTTGTTATCAGTTCCCGGCGGCGGTGTCGCTCCGCTTGTTGTCCCCCACGCCGGGATAGTTGGTTATTTAAACACATGGTCTATAAATACCGTATTAGTTTGCCATTCTCCGCGCTTTTTGAAAACGAAATACCCGCGTATAGTTGCCGTTTCTTTCATTCCGTTTGCAAAGTCATAGGCTGCTTGCTGGTTCTTGCCAAACTCTTTATTTATTGATCCGCTGTTATTGCTTACCCTATAGTGCAGCTTTGCAGGGGCTTTTGTTCTATCTGTAATAATATTCATACTTTCCGTTTTGTGCAATTGCTTGCGGTTAATAATTCGTTATTAATATCCTGCCTACACCTTGCGCGGTGTAGGCGCGTTGTTTCCTTCCGTGTATTGGTAGCCTGTATTTATTGGCCAATAAGGCGATGAGCCTAAATACTTTGCCATGCGGTTACGATAACGTGCGTATATGCGAAAGTATTCCATAAATCTGCCGCGCTGCCTTACATAGCTGCTTATTCGCTTCCATTGCTTATTTAATTGTTCGGGTGTTTTCGTTCTCATATTCGCTTTGATTTAATTGTAAATAATTCGTTTTTTAATCCTTTTCCGCAATCCCGGCAGCCGTATTACTGCCGGGGTGTCATAAGATGATATGTTGGCAAAAAGCCCCAACGTACGTCTATGCTAACATGTGGCAATATATTTTATATTTATTCATTTATTACTTCGTATGTTGGATATATCCATCTCACTAAATCAGCATTTTGCGTTTCACCGCCATAAAGCCTGAAATATGGTTCTCTCCCCTGCTTTATTCGGTATTCTATATCTGTATGCTCAAGAATTTGTTCAGGTGTGAAAAATCGTTCATGGATGAAGCATTTTTCACCGCATACATCAATTTGTTTGCCTTGCAAGGCTTTATATCCATTCTTGTGTATAAATTCGTATATATTCATGATTTAATGTTTTTAAGTTCATAAAACTAGTTCCCGTATATTCATCAAAGACCACGGTTAAGCCGATACGAGATAATTGGTTACTTTTGGTTTTTCCATGTATTGTAGTCATTCGTAGACTCAAAACACATGAAGCCTCCACACACTTTGGCGACATTTGAAGGCGTAAACGGACATTCTTTAATCGCCTGATATCTTGTTTTTACTTCTGCAAAATAAACTCTCATAATCACTTTATTTTATTTGCAATGCTGCGTAGTATCCTCCGATCCATATTAATAACTCTTTCGGGGTGAAATACCCGCTTATACGCTTATTCGGGTAACGTGTTGTTATTTCGCCGTTGTCACCATCCGCCAATATTATAGAGTATGTTTGTTTCGGCAAACTTGATGGATAGAGGGCGAAACCATTTGCCGCACAATATACTTGCAATTGCTTTAATGCTTCTTTTGATGTCATATCCTTAAAACTTATCTGATTCATCATTTTTGTTTAAAAATTCGCGTAACTTATCCCTGTCGGTGCCGGAAATGAATATCACAGCACCGAATAACAAAACCAACAAAACCATATTCAGCTAATTAAATGACCATCTTTAATCGTCCGTTACCATCCGTAAACCCGTTAAGTATTTCCGCCTCTTTTTCGGCTTCTTCCTTAGTCGGATAGCATTCTATTATACAGTTGTCCAAATTATCTAATATGCCGTAATATCCAAGTGTTAACGGCTTATCCTTGACGGTGTAACGCTTTCCTTTTACTTTCTTCTCATAAAATTCCACTCCCTCAGTAAGCGGGGTATAATGTGATGAAGCGCTAAGCGTGCCCGATTCTATTTTGCAATTAAACTCAATTATACCGGGCAGATCGTTTTTTAAACTGCTTTCCAGGCTTACACCGTCATAAGTTACACTATATTTTCGCTCCTTATCTGTGTACACGTTGAAAATATCGCCCGGCTGCATGTCCTCGCGTACTTTCGCACTGGTTATGATTCCAGCGCCTTCAATGTTATAATAGCGCACGCCGTTAAAGTTGCCCATTTCGGTTAAATGGATATTACCTAACTTCTCCGGTTGTTTCGTTTCTTCCTCTAATTCCGGGATGTATATTTCTTCAGAAAGTGCCGGAAGTTCTTCCACGGCTTCCACCTTTTCGAAAGCCATCAGGTTGCGCACTTCGTCCGCTTTCTTCTTACTGAATATCCATCCGGCACGCTTTTCACTGTTGTAATTTAAAGACGGGTTAAAGCGTCCACCCAGTTCCTTTAATTGCTCTTTGATAGCCTTCGTATCACCAAAAACTGCAATCGCCTTTTCTGAATAGTCCACCATTTCCAAACCTTCAACCGTCACGGCTTCCATTTCTTTGGCTTCCTCAGCCTTTTCAGTCTTAATGCTGCTTTTCTTTGCTTTCGGCTCTATAACCTTATATTCGTCGCTTACTTCTATATGGATGTAAAAATTAGTATCAAAATAGTCTTGCATGCCGTCTGAATCATTATAACGGAAAGAACTAGCATAAGTCGTAACAGCGTCCAACACTTTAAACATTTTCGGCGTTAACTCATTTTCCCAGCCCTTTACGGTTGACATTGTGGACATACAACCAAGTTTCGCGCTTCTTGAGCCTTCAACAAAAGGAATGCAAATACCTTCTTTTAGTTCAATATACAGCGAATCCGCGTACATACTCCATTCAGAGCGAACAGAGAATTTAAAACCTGGGAAATTCTTCTTTGCATAAGATCTAACCTTTGCGGCTATTTCTTTAGTTGATAACTTGCTGTCATAATTTGAACCAGCCCAACCGTTTTGTGTGTAGAAATCCATTGGTTTCATATCTTATCCTTCTTGTATTATTCTTTAGTCCACTCTTTTTTTACAAATCCCTTGAAAGAACCGAACACCTTTTTGAAATTAGTGATAGCTTCTTTCTTCGTCTTGCCGTAATAGCAATAACGCGATCCATTGTAGAACTCAACCGTTAATTTGTACTCTTTCATAACTGTTATATTTAAATTGTTAATAATTCAAAGTATAGCGTGAAACAGTGGTTAATAATATTGGATAATGCCAAATAACACCAATCAAAAAAAAAATGGAAGAATATTTGCAAGAATCAAAACAGAGAAGTACCTTTGCTCCGTGTGATAGGAATGAGGTACTTTAGTATTTCGATCCTTTGAGAGCTTTAACATTGCCGTGTTAAGGCTCTCTTTTTATTCCAACACTTAATAACACGCTTTTGGATGTCAACGTATATGCTTCGCTTTACGTTTATCCTTGTGAAAAGTAATCGGATATCTTGTGTTAGTACTATGTGATATCCTTTCCTTTTCACAATACAAAGGTGCAAAAAAGTTACCATTCTACCAAATATTTAACCACTAAATTTGTAAACAAACATAAAAATATTACATGTTAAATAACATACAATTAGAAGCCTAATCAGTGCAATATTAAGCCCTTTTGCTTTCATCTTCACAATGTATCGCCTACACCTATCTTTGCCCTATATTGCCTTTATTAAAGCCGTATACAACGAATCAAACGAGCGCTGCAATGCGTTGCAAGATACCCCCGTCCCCTCTATGCCAGTGCAGCTGTAAACATCCGCCCTCTCCCGATTTTTTTAAATTTTTTTCTGATTTTTCGCGTCTTGCAGTGTTGCAATATTTCGCATCTACAACATAATTTATTATGTAAAATAATATTATTCATCATTATATCAATATTCATGTTTTGCGTTGATGCTTTCCTATGCAGATTGCTTTTATTCCCCTTTGTTTATTTAAATAATCAAAGGGAGTGAGGTGTTCGCTGTGCTCACTCTTTCTTTATGTTACTTTCTTTCTATGTATTTTGGATTAGACATTTTTCCTTTATTTATATAGGGTATGTCTAATATGCAATGATGTAGTACTATGCAATACAAAGTACAGACATCAATATTTCAAATATGCTTTTACTTTTAAGATTAAAAACTTAATATTGAAACGGATTTAAATATATCATAGTGATAAATATTAAAGTAAAGCTTTAATATATGAATTTAATTAATTATATTTGCGTGTATTATAATATTATAATATGAGTGACTATAAGTTTTATATGATGCGTTACGGTGAGCTTGGTGCCGTTTGGAAAGACTTGGAAACGGGTTTCCCCGGATTGCGGTATAAAGAATGTACAGGTCTTAATTCGTATGGAGAGCCTACAAATATGTATGCAGAGGATTTTGCCGAAACAAGTAAGGCGGAGGTGTATGTTTCCAGCACACCGGCATACAAGCAGACAACTATAAAACTGACATTGATATTCTTGGAGGATGATACCAAGGATGATAAGTCTTACCGTGACTTTATGGCTTTCATTACTGGCTCCAAGATTGCCTACCGTGATACAGCGAGGAAGAGAAAGGTTCTGATGTACCTTTCAGGAGCCACAGAGCCTAAAAGCGACACCATTTACGGGCAGAAATACAAGGAAGTGACGTTTACGTTCAAGAACGTTTACGGACATTCCTTCGGATATGACGAAACTTTTCCTAACGAATAAAATTAAATTCTATATTGCTATGTTTTTAGAAACAGAGACCTTATCAGAAGCATTGTCTTTCGCCAAGCTGAAAGACTTGCCAAAGAAGTTCAATCCCGAACTGGGGCTTACTTGGATATTGGCTATCGCTCTTATCAAAAAGAAGAACCTCATGAATGCCTACGCCATTGTGGAGCAGAGGGCAGACGGACTTATCCAGTACAAGAAGACATTCGGACGGCTTTCTCCTATTGATGGGCTTATTTCCATCCATCCGTATATGTACGTAGATGAAGAAGCGTTGGGAATGGCTATGAAAGCAAACAGACGAACTATCGCCATGCACTATGCTGGCTATGCGGATGAAATCATTGACTCGGACGATGAAAAGTTCAAGGCGTACCAGTTGCAGTACGCTATGGATATGCAGAAGCTGAACATGAACCAAGAGAAACCTAGATTCGGGAAGTCTGTTGTTGATGAAGTGGAGGAAGCGGCTAATCCGGTTGTTGAGGAAGTGTTGAAGGAGAATGAAGCCGTAGCAACGGTTGAGGACGAAGGAGAGTGTATTATTGAGGTCGAGGATGCTAAGACAGCGTTCAGACCGAAGAGATGTAGAAAGGCAAAAACAGAGGAATAAGGTATGGCAAAGAACAAGAAACAACAAGGATTTGAGTTCATCATCAAAGAAAGTGATGTGTTGGAGAGAGAAAACTTCGGCTCGTTTGAGATTGTAATCACGAAAGGATATGCCTGTTTTAAGAACTACACAGGATTCCGGGTGTTCACTACTCCATACGCAGTAGGATTGGACGGTGTGGCGCATGAAACATCCCTCTATGCATGGTTGAAGTATATGGTGGACTTCAAGAAATCCATCAAAGGCAAGGAGAATGAAATGTTCGGGGAAACTACTTCCACCAACAAGGAGTTCTTGGACGGTATGAAAGTGCTTACAGAAACTAACCTTGTGAAGCCTATGACCGTGTTTACTGACATAAATGAAGCGCAGAAAGAGGCTGAAAACTACATGAAGTGGATGGAAGGTCAGATGAAAGATTTAAATAAAGCTATGAACACTACGCCGCCCGAAGAAGACTTGAAAGCTAATGCGGAATTTGAACAGAAGGCTATCATGGCAGAAGAAGCGAAAGAGATGTTTGACGATGGAACTGAAACCGAGAAAGGACAGGTATAACCCGGACAATGTATATCACATCTACATAAAGATGGAACGGCATCCCGGTGTGAAATGGGTGTCATTCAAGGACAAGCAGACCGGAGAAGTGACAAAGGGGCTTTTTATTCCCGATGTAGAAACAGGGTGTATTAAGGTGAGAAATGGTAATATGTTTCTTAGCTTTAAGGCGATACCCGTAAAAGGATGCATAAATACCCATGTGATAATACCGAATGTTTCAAAAGGTGTAGATTGTAATTTGGGTAAATGTGGGAAAAAGGAAGTGGATTTCAGAAAGGCTACTATCGGCAGTATGTATGTTATGGGTGAAATACTTAATGAAGACCAAAAGAAAATAATAGAAAAGTATGTCAGAAAAAGAGGATTTCTTAAAATCGGACGTTGTAAAAAAAGTTGAACGCATCGTGTGCGATTGCGTAAATAAAGTATTCTGTAAGGACAAATATTCGCCCATATCTCCATTGTCTTTATACGAAGGGAAGACAAATATACCGTTCGTAAAGAGAATGGCGAGACCGGCTGTGTTTGTGACTGCGCATGACCGATTTGGGGTATCGTACAGTGCGCTAGAAAAGCATTCTCATATTCATGCACGTAACATTATACGATCTGTAAAGACTTATAAGAGCATTCCTGATTCAGACAATGCCGTAATGATGATAAAAGAACTTATAGAAGTTGAACTAAAAAAATTTCCAATTTTATGAGTGATTTGCTTGCTTTTAAACGTAATGCCATCATGCTCGGTCTTTGCACTGGGTATAAAAATAAATGGGACGCAGCGACAAGTAAGGAAGCGTTAATGGATATGGCGTTAGATTCAAACGGTGTGGAACTGTTAGCAGATGCTCACAGCTTTGGATTCGGTATGGATATTCAGTATATGAAACGGACGTTTTCTGACTATATTAATGGTAAATGGAAGCGGAACAAGGACGGATATACTTCGTGCCTGTACGTGAACTTTAATGGGCAAATAGAGCAGGATTCCACGCTTACTACGGTGCTTGCTTCAAAGGTTGAGTTCCATGTTCCGAAAGGAAGCGTTTGCAAGCTGTATGTGGGTGCAGAATCTACTGTTAACATTACCGGAGAAGGTATCTGCTATGTGTACTCATACGGTCACAATGAAGTGACCGGCAGGTTTAAGTTAATGAATTGTATACCTAAGTCCGAATGGGCTAAATAAGTAAATAGTATGAAAGTACCAATAGATAATATGACTTTCGCTGAAAGTGAATACCACAGAGACAATAAGATATGGAATGCTCAAACACTTTATAATTTCGCGAAAGCAAAGGAATACCCTATACGTGATATGCCATTGTGGAATATAGACCTGACTGTTGAACCGTTTGAGTGCAGCCAGCTTCATAGTTTCATCTTTCAATGCAAACGTGTTCTTGATTGTTCTTTGGACTATCCTATTATACTGGATGAAGTAGGACAAATAGCAGACGGATACCATAGATTATGCAAAGCTATCTTGGAAGGTAGAAAAACGATTAAGGCTATCAGGCTGCTGGAAATGCCGGCACCTGATAGAATTAAAAATTAATATTTTATGACCGAAGAAAAACAAATACAAGATAGTATAGAACTACTTGAACAAAATGCTTTACCAATTCCTGATGATGGCGATATGGTTGAACAAATACCATTGTTCAGTTCGTCCGATATGCAGTCAGTCATTGAGGATGGGAAGAAAAAACCGCCTATCCATAGGTTGTGGGGTGATTTTTGGTGGGAGAACGAGCTTGTTTTCTTGTTCGCTGACAGTGGTATTGGTAAGTCTATTCTTGCCACACAGATAGCCTACGAGATTGCCAAAGGGAAGAGCGAATGTACAGAAGTGGAGATGCCACCGCAAGCCGTGTTGTACTTCGATTTTGAGCTTTCGGACAGGCAGCTTGCAAGACGGTATAAAAATGCCAAGTTCCCTAAAAATCTTGTAAGATGCACCATATCGGAAGAAGTGGATAGCGAAGAGTTCAGCATGAATGTAATTGACGGTATCAGGAGCAAGCTGCTTGACACGGGAGCAAAAGTAATGATACTCGACAACCTTTCCTATCTTTCCACGCAGACGGCAGAAGCGGAGTATGCCGGGGTAATCATGGACGGACTTACAAGATTGAAACGTGAGTTGAATATAAGTATCATGGTGATAGCACATACCCCGAAGATTGAAGAATGGAAACCATTGTCGAAAACGAATATGGCAGGAAGCAAGATATTGTCTAACTTTGCAGACGGAGTATTTGCCATAGGACGTACAAGGAATGGAGGACGTTATCTAAAACTACTAAAAACTCGCATGGTGAGTGAACCGGATGAGAAGTCGCTCCTGCCCTACTTCAATATTATTTCGGAGCCTTACCTTCATTTTGAAAAAGTTGGTGATGAAACGGAAAAGAAATTACTTATGGGAAAACCTGCAAAAGATTTTTTCACTTCTATTTGGGATAGAGATACGACATCCCCTATTCCTCTGAATGAGTTGGTCAAACTAATTATATCTAAGGATAATTCTAAGAATACTATAAAGGCTAAAGACGGAAATGCTCGAAAACGTATTGACCGTGCTATAAAATACGGCTCTTTAAGGAAAGATGAGTTAAAGAATGTTTTTCTGAAAACAGAAGATTGATTGTCAATTATCCACAAACTGTAATTTAAAACAAGTTAAAGAGCGCTGGAAAAGCCATAAGATTGGGTTACAAGGATCAAAATATTGTGGCTTTTCCAGTAGTTATAATGGTTCGCATTTGAACCCATAAATACTTAGTTTAAAAGTAGTTAACGTTTACAATTCATTTCTTTTTAAGTATTTCAATACATTTCTTTACTCCATCATCGAAACCCTGTTTATACCCTTTGGTATAATCCCCTGTGGTATATACCGTCATTGACAGAAAAAATAGAAGGATACCTAAAGCCTTATGCCAATCAGGAAGCGAGATGGAAAACGGCTTAAATGTAATTGTGAGATCTCCAACCCATAATAGGGCGATAATACATATAGATATAAATAAAATTGTTTTCATATCTGTTATTTTTTTCTATTATACTTTATCCTTGATACTCATGAATAATTAGGTTTTTTCTCCGGATTCGAACTATGTTCGCTAAAACGTCCTTGCCAGCATTCAAGATGTACTCGTTTCATGAATGTAGAGCGCATATCCAGATCCTTCCACTCTTCACAATACTTCTCAAATACATCCGACATCTCGTCAAGCATACGGACATAAGCTTTGTTGGCTTCAAGGCCATGCTCAATAATCGGGATTGCCCTCTTCCATTCTTCATCCGTAAGAAGATTAAGAGACAAGGAAACACGGACAGCACCAATGATTTCATTTGTAGTCCAAAATATGTTTCCGTCCTTGACAAAATTATTGATTACTTCGTAGTCAAAATCTTTTTTCAGTCTGCTTTTGAATCCCGCTATATTATGATCTCTAAAATAACTATATGTTGTGTTAATAAGCCTTTTTTCATAATATCCTGTTTCTGGGTAATCCTTAAGGCTTTTCCCCAATAATATTATTTCACGCTTCATAATTCAATCATTAACATTGTTATTAAAACCTACCATTTCTATCTACCATTCTCTTTTCAGCATCAGTGGCTTGTCTTTTGGGAAATTTCCCATGCCACTTCCCCGGTATCATACGCGGATTTTCCCCTTTACTGTCAAATATCAATCTCCCACACTCCGAGCACAACGGTTTTCCTTCAAACTCCTTTATGCTTGCATCATACTCTATGGGAAAGATTTTATGTACAACAGGCCAATAATCCGATGTGGCTGTATTCTCAACACAACCACATTTGCTACAAATAAACAGTGGCATAATCAATATCTTTTTCCGTTCAACATAGGTCTTAATTCGTTATATCTTTGTTTTTGCTCGATATGCCATAGCAAATCTATTCCAAGATGCTTGGCAAGTCCAAAAATTGACAGTATCATATCATTCACAGTAATAGAAAAATCAAATATTCCGTCATATCTAACAGGAAGTGTAGAGATGGAATAGATTGATTCGGTGAAAGTTTCGTCTTTATAGGCTTCTGCCATATCTTCAATACAGTCATCAATATCTCCGTTGGCAAGTTCAAGGCTTATCCCTCGAAGTCCTGCAAGGTCAAGCAGGCGTATAACCGCATCACTCAATTCATCAGGAAGTGAATCTTTTATATGCTTTTCAAAGGAGCACTTAAATCGCTTTTCTTCTTCCACTAATGCAGGATAACGATTGTATTCCATTTCAAAACGACGTTTACAATTTTTTCCTAATCTACCTTTTCGGTCCGCTTCCACCGCTTCCATAAGCTCGGAAATGATAAGACAAAGAAGATGTTCATTACTCATCTCCTTATCATGGAAACCGTGCTCGCAAGCGGTATTATAAGCACGGTCGCGTAGTTCGTTCAAGTTAATATTCTTCATTCCCTTAGTCCTAATTTTATTTCCTCATTATTTAAAAGGTTTTAATCTCATTAGTCTATCAGTTTAAATGAATAACAAAAAACGTATGGATTATTTAGCCAAATACCCTTTCCTAATACTTTATCTATGAGGTCGGCAAAGGCTTCACGAGGTGTATAATAAGCCATTTTACTTTTTTTGTATTCATATACCCAAGGTATGCCATACCCTATTTCATGCGAGTTGCTGGCGTATATTCCTTCCTTAAAGCAATCTTCATCATCTATATCTTGGAGTCGTTCAATCTTAACATTGATAATGCGGATGTGATGTGGCATGGCATCAGCGCGGACAAAGAGCTTATTTTTAAATCCTGCTCCACAATACTTTTTGTTGATTGTTGATGAATCTACAAAAAAATCATTAGGACAATTACCTGAATGAAATATAGTTTCATAACTTTGAGCAATGGCATAAATTTCACCAACTTTGTATCGAGATAAATGCATTTTATCTTCTCTAAATGTAAATGGAACAATTTGTCTCGCCATAGTCTTCCGACCATCCAATACCGCTTGGGTTAATCCTAATTTATCGTTGAAAAATATCTTCTTTCATAATCATATAAGTTTTAACGCTTCTTGTATTCCGGCTTCAAGTGCTTCCTCGTAGGTGTTAAATTGATTAGATAAGCAATTTTGGGCAATATATTTATGACTACTACCTACGACATATATCTCCCAATAGTAAAATTCAACTATTGTCTTAACCACTTCTCCAATCTTATTATAACTCTCTATTATTCGTGGAATAGAGAGTACATGTATGTTCTTGGTTTCACGTAACCACTTTTGGGCGAGAGATTGTGTAGGTGCAGAAAGACAATCATTTTTTTCATTGAAATTCTCGGATTCATTGTAAGTTTCAGACAGTATCATATCACCTTCTACGCAATCTACTTCATAAAAAGTAAATACATCTTCCTTGAATCCTTTCTCTTTTAGCAGCTTCGCTGTTTCTAATGTTACAAATTCTTCCTGTATCATACACTAAAATATTTCCGGTTCTTCTTTGTATGGAGATTTAACTTCGATAGTCGTGTTTACGGTAACTCTATCTTCGTAATATCCGCTTGCGCTAATCAAAAAAATTCCGTTTTCAAATCTAACATTCGTGATATCGCTATAGTATCCGTCTTTGACTATCATTACCTTTCTATCTATATCTTGCGCAGTAAGCAACAAATGCGCTAAATCCCGTATTGTCATTTTATTTAATTTTTAATCTTATTATGTTAAATACCATTATAATAACTACTAAAAATAATATATTTGTCAAATCATTCATTGTTATTCTCCTTTACACTCTTCACAATGCAATTTATAAGCATGGGCAAACATCCCTAACGTAACAGGATCAAAGTGAAAATCTGCCTGTTTATCTTCTATGACAACTGAAACACATAATTGGCCGTTGCAAAAGTCAATATATGCCTCACCACCTCCATCCCCTCTAATGGAAAAGGTTTGTGTCTGTACACTATCCATTATCTACCTCCTTTAATCTTTTAATTAGGGCATCAGCGCAATTAAGCGAATATTTAGCTACTACCTCAGAATTAACACCAGTATCTTTTGCTATAACAACTTTAATAATGTCTTTTGCCAATTCGTACCTACGTTGTTCCCAATCAATGTTTTCACTAAAGAAATTAAGTTCTGCCAGCTTGAGATACATGTTTCCCACCAATGCAGTACCATCATCATATAAATCCTTAATCTCTACAATTTCTCCAGTTGATTTTATTGTTGCTTTCATTGTTTAATTTTCTGATTTAATAATAGTACCGAATGAATGATACCGATGCCAAACTATATTTCCACGCTGAATTTCAGTAAGCCAATCACAAGCCTTAAAAACTTGTCCTACATTGTATAGGAATGGTCTTTTTTGAATTTTTCTTTTTATTCTTGCTTTCATTGTTCCTCCTTTGTTTTAAAATGTTCAATCAGTTCGTCTACGGTAGCCTTGCGCCATTTAAGAGATACTTCTAATATACTGTCATTGCCTTTATTATAAACCCAAATTCCTTCGGGTGAAATAAACCACTGAAACTTATCTGTATCATCCCTCAATGCAGCTAAAGCCAGGAAAAGCTCTTCATTGGTTCCACAATCAATGCCGTTACAGTCGTTGAGTGATTTTATATCATTAACCCAATTATCGCTACATTCGAGATTGTCGTATTCTATTGGGGAAAGCATTTTATATCCAACCTCTTCCAAATTTTTTCTAAGTGCTTCGGTATTCTTTCGTATAAAGCACGGTGTTGTAAATCCCATAATTATTCGTTTTTTAATAATCCTGATTTCTTCAATTTCTTTCTAAAATTCTTTTCATTTAAGGCTTGTTCATAGTAGCAATTAGGTTCTATGACCGTTTCAGCCCTAGTTATAGGAAGCCCATTCAGACCAATAGAAACATTATGTATAATAGAAGCTCTCTTTATCTCCCCTGTCTTAACGTTAAAAGAGAATAATATATGCCCTGGATTCCTCTTAACTTTTTTAATCAATTTATATTCTGTTTGTTGTTTTTGTAGATACTCTATCTGTTCTTTAGAAAGATCATCTTTTGTTACAATAGGTACTATATCCATTTACTTTTCCTCCATTCCAACTTTAACATATCCGTTTTCAATGCACCAACACAGCATATCATAGGCTGCATCAATAGGCTCTTTACTTTCTGTAATATTTATCATAGACCTAGTATAAGGTTCTATATACAAGCATGTATAGCTATCTGCAAGTTTTTGGATGGTCAGCACTTCATTGCCGATGAAACAAGGCAGCTTACCGAGAATATCCTGCAAGGTGTAGGTAGGAATTGATTCATACGACATAAACCCACAAGTTTGAAATTCCTTATGCAAGCTCAAAAACCATTTACCTTTTGATTTGTCATCAACACGGCTTCCATGCGACACTCTCGCCCAATACATACTTGCATCACTCGTATCTAACCCTAGTTCTTGCAAATGCTTCATTTGCTCGATTGACAATACTTTTTTCATTTCTTTTCCTCCTCTGTTTTAATCTCTGTTACTTTGCCACGACTGATAAAACACTGACCTATTCCCAAATCTAGTATGGCACAATAGGTATCATCTAAAATATTACAGCATTCCCGGGACAAGGAACATTCATTACAAAATCCTTCTGATGGTTCATGCAGCACTCCATCAATTATTATTCCATTCTTTACTTCCATGATTTCTAAGTAATTTAAGTGCCAATAATGGGTCTTTATCCCCTATTTGATTGATTAATTTCGCAAATTTGGACGCTCTGGCATAATGTCGGACACAAACAGTATTCGCTTTCATCGAACGACCCAATCCGTACAAACGCTCCATATAATGGTTCATGCGGATATTCTTCATTATTTTTCTTGCTTGTCTTAGTTTCATAATTCAATCCTCCTTGTTTGGTAATAAGTCTTCGATATATGCCCAGCGGATAAAGCCAAATTGTTCAACATTATACTTCCAAGGTCCATCATATCCTTTTTTATGAAATGAATAACCAATTTCAGTCGATTCTATAATTACGGCTTTATCACAATCAGGTCTTTCTTCAACACTGTGCCACACGGAATTGATGCGCCAATTAGCACCGTCTGTGAAAGCATCGCAAACTGAATCAAACTCACGCGAACTGTCGATACATTCTTTATCCCATAAAGAAGCTGCGTATTTACTTGTTGCCTGTTCAATCTGTTCTTTTGTCATAACACCTAATCTTCTGTTATATATCCATCTTCAAAATATTCCTCATCGTCTGCCCTGAATCGTCAATTCTTCCACAATCAAGATAATGCAACCGATAACCGCTGAGATTACACATATTATTATCTGCATGAACAAAATCTCCTGACAAATAAGCTACCAGATTCTCCTGCTTCCCGAACAATACACATCCTGATTCTCTCAATTTCTTGATATTCTTGGCGATGTTCTTAGCAAGCCTTATTTGTTCCTTAGTAAATTGTCCTGTTTCTGAGTATTTCATTTCAATCTCCTTTCTGTTTAATCCGTTCAAGTACATCCCTGTTGGCTTCTAATATTTCATCGAAAGACGGGATGGGCATATAAGCGACAACATTATAAGTATATCCAGTTCCATATATGAGCCAAGATTTATTATTCTTATTATATTGAGCTACGTATATCACTCTATTGTCAAGAACGACTAAATATTCTTTGTTTTCCTCCGGCAACCGTTCCTTAACACTTATCCAAGGGGGCTGCTTTGATTGCCATTCGGCGCCTTTCACAAATGCGGCTTCTGCAATTTCATCATGAGATAAATATTCAAAATCATCAAGTGATGTGTGCGTACCATAAGTAGTTAATGTTTCGGCACTTGCCATTCTTGCTTCTATCGCCGCTTCTTCTACTGTCTGTTTGGTTTCTTCTTTTGTCATAGTTCGTCAAACTCTTTTTGTAATGTTTCTATCTTATTATCCAAAGCATTCATATAGTTCCGAAAGAAATCATTACCAAAAATTTCTTCCTTTAATCGTACATCATTGTGCATTTGGCTATATGTGAATATCAATCCACCGCCATACCGGATATTTGACCTTTCAAGTTCTGCCTTATGACTTTTGTATTTTTCTATTTTCTCGTTGAGTTCTATTGCTCTGTTGAATTTACTCTTATCCATATATCTCCTTTCCACCTATCCCGGCAGTATATACATTGCTACCGGGAATAGGTAATAAATTGTTGTTTTCATATCTGTTCAGTTTGCTATTAAAATCTATTCAATACGATTTGCTCTGCTTCCAGAAAGGTATTAGCCCATTCTTTTTCGTTGCAGCTAAAAAACGATATGTAAAAACTCCCTTTGCAGCTACCGATAAATGCTACTTCGTGGCTACCTATGTAATAGTGCGCTCCATCTGGTTTATAATACGTTTTTATTTCTTTCATTTTTGCTCGGTTTTGAGAATTATCCATTAAACTTAAGCTCATCCATATATCCCATCTCTTTCAAGCGGATATTAAACTCTTCAATCGATTCATTATTAGGAATGAATCGCTCAAGAACATCGTTAAAAGGGTGCAGATCGTTTTTTAAAATATCATTAGCCTCTTCTTCTCCACGTTTCTTCCCTAATCGGTCTTTGCATACTTCTATGTAATCATCTTTTGTCATATTGTAGTGCGTAACTGTATCAACAATTGTACTAAACCTACAATATAAGCCGTTTGGCTGTTGGGCTATAAATGATCCCATAATTACTCATTTCTAATCTGTTATACGTCAATTATCTTATCGTTGATATGAAATATGTTGTCACTCACAAAATCGTATATTTTATACATCAGTTCTGACTCTTACTATTTTCCCATTATCCAATATCAAATATAACCGGCATTTATAGCTGACTGTATCCGCCCATTGGTGAGCATATTTCAAATACTGATGTAGCTTATACCTTCCGGGATTATTCATCATTTTATTTCTTATTCTTTTTTTCATCATTATACGTTAAACTCAATTTTCTGTTGCAGTACTTCGTCTGCATAATATTGGTCAAAAGTTTTATCGCTTATCCACCAATTAAACCCAAACTCTGCATCGGTAAAGTTGTGGTTGAGATATCCGGCATCAATCAACTTTTGTATGGTCTGAATCCATCTTGTACGGGCATGAGGGAAGCGCTGACAATCCTTTAATTTCTGCTTATAGTTTGACATCGGGCAGAGAATACAGCCTATTCGTTTATATCCTTCATCGTATAGGGAGCAGTGCTCTATGTTATTTCCGTTCAAGAAATCCCATACATCTTTATCACTCCAATGGATAATCGGAGAAACAAGAATCTTGTCTTTGCCACCAACACATGCAACCATTTTCTCTTTGTGCTCCGAAAATTGGTCGAAGTTCCCACTGAATTTATGGGAGCTAATTTCAATCTCCTTTCGTTTGGAACGCCTTACACTTTCCGCATGGCGAATACCTATTAGTGTCACCTTTCCTGCGCCAGACATCTCTTTATATTCAGCACAACACCATCGAATAGTTCTTGTAGGTATTAAATGTTTCTTAAGTGCCATATCATAAATTGACATCTTTGGCTTTATCAATTCTACATCCGGGTAGTTCTGTTTTACGAAACGAATTACTTCTGGTGGGTCAACACTGGTTAGGTTCATGTGAGCCTTGAATTTTACTCCTGCCATTACCGCAAGATGGTAGAGGACTTGACTATCCTTGCCGCCGGAGAAAGCTAAATAAAAGCCGTTATCCGGGTCGTAGTCAAGTGCCATCTGTTCACATTTGCGAAGTAAAGCGATAGAGTAATCTATTTTAGATTGCAGATTCATTTGATTCCTTTCTATTATTGTTATTAGTTAATTCTACTTTTTTCAATTTATTAAAAGCCTTCTCTTTATCAAATCTAATCCCATCTTTGAACTCCAATATCAACTCCCAAAGCTGGCTTTTGTAAACATCACCTGCTTTATAGTCAGTCTTATAATGGCATTTCTGTGTAGTGGTTATTTCCTTAAATATATTCGTTGTATTAAGATATGCGGCTCCCCATTCTGTAAGCTCTACACTAACGGTATCATTCAAATCTATTTCTATCATAAATATTCCTTTCTTTATATTATTTATCCGTAGTTGATTTTACAATAATCTTATTATCGGATGATGGCATTACAACCACATTCCCAGCATCTGTGCTAATTTTTAAGATAGGATTAGAATTTGCGTCAATACTGGCTACTATAATCATATCTCCAAAAACATATCTTTTATCTTGTTCTAATTCATTCATTTCTGTTCAGTTTTGAACCATTTTCCTGATGTCTGGTAAATGGTAAATTATTGGAAATTAAATTCTAATTGTATTATCAGTTAACTGTTTATCAACTTCCACTAACTCACCGTTTTCCAGTCTATACCATGTGTCGGCCTTGACAACCTCACCATCAACTAATACAGCCTTCCAATCGACAATATCACACGTATCTTCCCTTTCTTCAGCTATGACCAAAATTGCACCTATTCCGCCTTTTACCTGAACATTGTTACCTCTTGCCATTGACAAACCATTAGATCCTGTTGAAGCCTTTCCTCTTGCCGTAGCAGCACCATAATCACCAGCCGTGGCAGCACCATAATTACCAGCCGTAGCAGCACCATAATCACCAGCCGTGGCAGCACCTCTATAACCAGCC